GATAGCGCAGAAGCAATATGGAGATGGTTCGCAGTGGAAGAAAATCTACGATGCCAACAAGGACGCTATCGAGTCTGCCGCCAAGAAGTACGGCAAAAAGAGCAGCGACAGCGGCAAATGGATTTATCCCGGCGTTTCGTTGATTATTCCGTAGGAGGCCCGAAATGGTAGACATCTCGAAAGTTAAATACAGCGTGTCCGTCATCGGCGATGATGGTACGCAGTACAACATCAAGAACTACATTCAGGGCCTCGGCTGGGAGGAAAGCTCAAAGGAAATCTCCATGCGCCTGACGTTCAAGGCACGGAACGATGATACCTCGAAAGGTCAGCTTTCCAGCCTTGTGAAGCCCGGAAGCCTCATTGTAGTAACCGCCAGCGATGGCGGTTCTTTCAATGGGGAGGTGGCTCGCGGGTATGCTGAGAAGTGGAACCCGCAAGACCGTTCCTCTGCCAGCGACCTATCCTGCATCTGCTATGATGAGATGTATCGGCTCCAGCGAAGCCAAGACAACCTGTACCTGCCAGACGGCACAGGCACGAAGTCTGCCATCCAGAAGCTCCTCGATGAGTGGGAGGTTCCTATTGGCGAGTACAAAGGCCCCAACGCCACCCACGGCAAGCTGACGTTCAAGAACAAGTACCTCTCGGACATCATTCTTGAACTGCTGGACGATGCCGTCAAAAAGGGCGGCGAGAAGTGCATCATCCGCGCCACGAAGGGCAAGGCAGATATTGTGCCATACGGCGGCAACGATTCCGTCTATGTGTTCAAGCTGGACAACACGCTCATCGTCAGCAACAGCCTCAGCACCGAAGACCTTGTAACAAAGGTCAAGGTCTTCGGTCAGGAAAATAAATCCGGCCAGAGCAGCGTCGAGGCTACGCTGACCGGCTTGACCGAGTACGGAACGCGCCAGCGCATCTACCGGCGCGGGTCCGATGAAAAGCTCGCAGATGCCAAGTCCGCTGCCCAAGCTATCCTCGATGAGAACGGCAAGGTGGTTGAGGAGGTGTCTGTGAACGCCCCTGACATCCCATGGCTCCGCAAAGGACACCTTGTCTGCCTCAAGGCTGGCACATCGCATGGGATGTACTACGCCAGAGGCGTTGTCCACAACGCTGATTCCATGACGATGACCCTCGACCTCCTGAAAGCCCCGGATGAGGATAGCGATTCTGGCGGAAAACACGCGGTAGGGGACATCGTAAACTTCCACGGCGGTATGCACTACGTCAGCAGCTACGCTGATGCCAAGGGCTATAAGGCCACCGCAGGAAAGGCAAAGATCACGAAAGACCCATCATGCAGTAAGAACGGCGGGGCGCATCCGTGGCATCTCATCCACGTTGACAGCTCCAGCAATGTTTATGGCTGGGTCGATGAAGGCACATTCGATTAGGAGGTGAGTGCCTATGGATATGGACTCCAGCACCGGCGCAAACAGGCTGGGGCAGGCTATTGCAAAACGCATCGTCAAGCACATAGAGGGCGAAAGCTCCCTTGTCCTCGACTTTGGCGAAATCAAGGATGACGAGAGCTTGGTGACGAATACGTTCCCCATCCCGATTCCGAAAGGTGACTACCACGTTCTGCGGCAGCTCACCTATGGCAAGACCGGCGACATCCTCGCCAAGACCCAGAATATCGGCAAACCCGGCAGCGGCGAGCATAACCACCTGAAGGTTGCGACACTGCTTGATTCACGCGGTATGCCGTGTTCTGGCATGGTTGGCACACCTGCCGCTGGGCAGCCCGACCCGCCCGACCCACCGCAGAGCAGTGCCGGCAGCGGCGGCTCTGAAGGTGCTCATCAGCATCACGTTCTCGTCCCTGAAAAAATGCGCAGCCTGAAACCCGGAGACCGGGTGCTGGTTGCGTGGGTACAGAATGAAGCTGTTGTGGTTGACATCATCGTCAGCTCGTAAGGAGGGCGCACTATGTCACAGAAATTGTATCCGACCTTCGATGTGCCTGAAGTCATCAACGAGGAAGCCCAGATCGACAAGGAATACCACCGCAGTATGAAGTGGGACCCCGAAAAAGGTGACTTCGTGCGCGATGGCTCCAATCGCGTTCTGGAGTGCGATGGCCGCGAGGCGTTTATGATCTGGTGCTTCAAGGCGGCGCAGACCGAGCGTTACCAGTGCCTTGCGTACCCGCGCTCAATCGGCACTGAGATGGAGTCCATCAAGGACAACGACCACGATGTCGCGCAGTCCATGGTGGAGCGCACCATCACGGAAGCCTTGAAGGTCAACCCCCGCACCGAGTATGTACGGAACTTCGAGTTCACATGGGATGCCGATGAGCTGCACTGCTCTTGTGTGGTAAAGGGCATCGGATGGGACGACGAGTTCCAAATTTCAGTGTAAAGGAAGTGATGATATGCAACCTGAATTTATCCGTCCTGACTTCATGGACGGAACATCTGCCGATGACATTCACCGCAGAATGATGGCCGAGCTGCCCGACGACATCGACGATATGCCCGGTGGCTTCCCCTACGATATGACCCGCCCAACGGCCATTGAGAAGTCCGAGCTCATCAACTTCCACCTGCTGAGAGCCTTGATGATCGCGTACCCGCAGTACGCATGGGATGAGTGGCTGGACCTCCATGGCCAGCAGGTCCACCTGACGCGGCATGAGGCTGCCCGCGCTACCGGCGTTGTCACCGTTACCGGCTCCGCTGGCACAGAGCTGCCGGCAGGGACGGTCTTCTGCACCACGGCCACCAACGACGGACCCTCTATCGAGTTTCAGTCTGATGCCGATGCAGCTATCCCGGAAGGCGGGAGCATCGACATCAATGTGACTGCTGTGGAGGCAGGAACCAACTCCAACGTCAAGGCCGACACCGTTATCCTGCTGATGAAGCCCATCAACAACATCACGTCCATCACGAACAAGGACGGCATCACCGGCGGCACCGAGCGCGAAACCGACGATGACTTCTATGACCGCATCGCTGTTGAGTACAGCAACAGCATGACCTACCTCGGCAACGACACCGACTACAAGCGGTGGGCGAAAGAAGCTGGGGCATGGGACTGCATCGTTGACCCCGCATGGAAAGGTCCCGGCACTGTCCGGCTTGTTCTGGTTGATGGAAACGGCCAGCCCGCGAACAAGGAGCTGATCGACGCAGTGTTCAACCATATCGTGTCGCCGGCAGACCGGGCAGCCCGCCTGTTGCCCACCGGCTGCGCAGAACTGACCTGTGCAGCGGCCACGACTGTTAGCGTGAACTACACCTGTACCGGCCTCATCTACGACAGTGAGCACACCTCCATCGAGGAAATCACGGCGCAGTTTGAGGCATTGGTCAAGACGAAGTACGAGGAGGCCAAGGCCAACAACGTCCTTCGGTACAACGATATTCGCCCGCTGCTGGCCGACATCTCTGGCGTGACTGACTTCTCGGAATTTATGATGAACGGCAGCATGAACAACATTACGCTGGCGAACATCGAATACCCTGCCACCGGCACTGTGAAGTTCAGCTAGGAGGTATCACTGAATGAGGGCTAAGAAAATTGACCTTGAAAACTTTCCCACCAGCCAAAGCGCACAGAATATGCTTGCCACGGTCACCCCCGGATTCTACGACCAGTCCTACGTTGGCAAGTGGCTGTATCAAGTCATGGGCCTTGAATTTGACGAGGCCGAGCGGCTTATTGCAGAAGAGCTTCCTCTCCAGTTCTTCCCTGAAACCGCCACATGGGGCTTGATGTACCATGAGCTCAAGTGGGGGCTGCCTGTGCGCGACTATCTCTCCTATGACGAGCGCAGGAAGCTCATCTACGAGAAGCGCGACCAACGTGCACCGATGACTCCGTACCGCATTGAGACCATGCTGGCGAACGTCACCGGCTTCTGGGCGAATATCGCAGACATCCACGATGGCGGCAAGTATGGCTATAAGGTCAGCCATCCGAACACGTTCATCGCTGTGTTCGTAGGCGATGGCTCACTGAACACCAAGGCTGTGAAGCGGCTGCTGGATTCCGCCAAGCAGTCGCACACGACCTACACGATCATCGACCGCATTGACACTGTTCTCGAATGTACCACGCTTGAACAGATGCTCCTGCGGAATATCAACATCAAAGCCGTCGTTCCGTTCTGGAGGGCGGCTTTGCTTGATGGCAGCGGATACCTCGACGGCTCCATGCTGCTTGATTCCATGCGCGAGTACGACCTGATTCTTGGCCTGATGTACCGGCAGGGTGAATTCTACACCCCGCAGAGCATCGACCTGAACAGAATGAGGATTTGGCTCCAGTACGGCGTGACCGAGCAGTATACCGGGCTGAGATCGCGGCAAGAAATGGCCGTGTATTTCTGGCCAGCTCTGCGGCTTGACGGCTCCGTCCTTCTGGATGGTTCCGAAACGCTCAACTGGTCTAGGCAAGACTGGCCGGTGGCTATCAAGTATAGGCTCGGACGACTCTTTACGCAGAATGAAGCCATCATCCGACGGCTCCGTATTCCGCTGAAAACAGAGCTTTCCGAGGACTATGCCGGCGGCAGGGTTGAGTATGACGGAGAAGTCCACTTCTGGACCACGCTGAAGTTGGACGGCTCTGCCAAACTGGACGGCAGCGAGCTGCTGGATAAGTCCCGGCAGCCGTGGCCTGTATCCGCTGCGGTGGCATCTACGACCCCTCGTATTTCCGAGGAAATGGAGGATGTCACACTCATCACCCGAAAGGACCTTGCGTACCTGAACGGCTCTCTCAGGCTGGACGGCACAAGGATTCTTGATTCTGAGTATCACAAGGAGGCTATCTAAATGGCGAAAAATGTCATCATCACCAAGACCGCCAGAAAGAAGCTCGTACAGGCGAGAGCAGGTATCATCTCCCTGCCCAAAATCGTCGGTATGGCTTTTGGTTCTGGCGGCGTGAACAGCAAAGGCGAGGTCGTCCCGCCGACTGACAACCAGACCACCCTGACCGCTGAGATGTACCGCAAGAAAATCGACGGTTACAGCGTTCTGTCCGACACCTCCATCCGCTACGAATGCACCCTGACCGAAAACGAGCTGGCAGGTAAGAGCATCAGCGAGATCGGCCTGTATGATGCAAGCAACGACCTCGTCTGCATCAAGACCTTTACCGCCAAGGGCAAGGACGATGACATCCAGATGACCTACACTCTGGACGACGTGTTCTAAGCCGGCAGGAAGGAGTACAGGATGAAGAAATACACCGTTGACCCCAAGACGGCGGTCTATTCGGAGTCCATCGAGATTACCGAGACGACCGACACCAACCATGCCGACAACATCAACGCGGCTCCCAAGCAGTTGATGGCAAACACGGCAGAAAACCACCGTCGCATCATCGCTATCGAAACCCGTAAGGTACAGGCCGCATTCGACGAAACGGATGGCGGCCTGAATTTTATCATCAAGGAGGACTAACCCATGGCAGATCAGGTAATCAATTTTCCCCGCGACACCACGCTGAAACACGCCAACGAAATCCAGCGGGCTATCGCCGCCGGCTGTGCCACCCCCGGCACGGCTGACCTGTGCTATAAGCACCTCGTCGCTCAGGCTACCACCAAGGATGAGGTGGACAGCCTGTTCATCGAATGGTGGAAGGCTCAGTACGATTCCAGCAAGTACAGCAAGGTTCAGATGCTCGAACGCTGGTTTGGCAACGTGCTGGACGATGACCGCGTTCACGGCTGCACTGTTCCGCTGTATGCCACCAGCACCAGTGCTATCGGCGATCTGACCGATGACAGCGTTGGCCTCGTCTGCACTCCGTCTACCGCATCCACTCCGGGCCGCGACGACTTCGCGCACCTGCCCCAGTTCTGGTGCGTTGAGGTCGCTGCCGAGAAAAAGGAAGACGGCAGCCACGAAATCTTCTACGTCGAGCACATCGACGATCTCGATGATGTTCGCTCTGGCGAGCACCTGTGCTGGGTGTTGCAGAAGAACACCTTTGTCCGCGAATGGCGGGCTGACGGCTACCAGCACATCCAGATGAAGTGCCACCAGACCACCGGTTTCAAGCAGTGGCGCGAGGGCAAGGACCGCACCGGCCATGTCTACGCCTATATCGCCCACCCGAAGTATTACGCTGGCAAGGTTGGAGACAAGGTTACCTGCGGCACGAACCTTGCGCCCATCAATATTTCGCATACTGCTGGCGTAACCCTGTGGCGAGCTCGCGGTGCACAGTATTCCGGCGGCTCTGGCTCGCTGCCCAAGTTCCTCGATCGTATGATGCGCCTGAAGTACGCTCGCAAGGGCAACAGCGGCACGATTGAAGGCTGCTCTGGTTATAGCATCCAGAAGAAGGCCGCCGTTTCCGAGACCGGCGTAAAGCGCATTCTGCTGTCTGCATCCGATGCCGGTAGCTTCATTGTCGGCAGCACTGTTTCCATCGGCTCCAACACGACTCCCACCACCGACCGCTGGGCTTCTCAGGCACACGACCTTGCTCATCAGGTCCGTATCGTGTCCATTGAGGACGTGACTGTTCAGGAGGCGCAGTATAAGGCTCTGAACATCGAAACCGCCGATGCGTTTAACACCGTTGCCGACCAGACGCTCATCAGCTCCATGCCTTACCGTTCTGGCTGGAACGATGACGTTCTTGGCACTGATGGCAGCAAGATGAATCCCACCTCTGGAAACGAACCCGGTCTGCTCCAGAAGGTCGAGTTCATGAACGGCTCCTATCTCATCATCAGCGACGAGCTGTGGCAGTGGGGGCAGAACGACGCTGGAGACTACACCTTTGACTGCTTCGTCTGCAAGGACCAGAGCAAGGTGTCCGGCACTGGCATCACCGAGGATTATGTCAAGCAGGAAGGGCTGACGCTGACGTTTCCCGCATCTGCTGGAACCTCTGGCCGCTGGCAGTATATCGAGGATACCTCCTGCGGAGACATTGAGTGGCCCACTGCCGTTAATGCGTCCGGCAGTGGAGTCGGCTGTAAGGCCGGCTTCTACTGCTATCCTGCCGCGTCCGGGGTCCGGGCGGGCTGGTGCTTCGGCTACCTCGACTACTGGGGCTTTGCTGGGGCTGCTTGCCGCGGCTCGAACGGTTCGGTCGGGAACGCGTACTGGGACGGCTCTCTTGGCGCACCTGACATTGCCGGGTAACGGCAGGGTGAATTGTCCTTTGGACAAGAGGGGCAGCAAGCCCCTCATCGTTTTTTGTACAAGAAACGAAAAGGGTACTGTGGTGATTAAGAAGGCCGGCTTCAACTGCAATCCTGCCGCGTCCGGGGTCCGGGCGGGCTGGTGCTTCGGCAACCTCGACAACTGGGGCAATGCTGGAGCTGCTTGCCGCAACTCGAACAATTCGGTCGGGAACGCGAACTGGAACGGCTCTCTTGGCGCAACTGGTTACGAGCGGAATGTATATCCGAAAATCATTGCACCACAGCATCCTCGCTTATGTGCGAAAATTGCTTGAAACCGGCGGAGGTTGGTACTGAAAGGGAAGACCACCGATAGTAACCAGATGATATACAGAAAGAAGGTAGCAAAGTACGATCACGAGATGCAAACCAGCGGAGGTGAACATTGACTCCGCAGCATTCAATCTTCCTGCTACCGTTAAAGCATTCAAGGGCAAGTTGAAACGGAACGACTTCCAGCGCGAACTGATTCATACTGGCCTGATAAAGAAAAGCGAGATTGCTTTTGAGCGGCTGGACAAGCACAATGACCGGCCTAAAACCAATGCGGCCATCGCCGCCTACAACGACTACCTCACATCCTGCATCAACGAGCGAAACCTTGGCCTGAAGCCGATTCGCTGCTTCCAGCGTGTTGACGGTCTTACGCAGAAGCTCCGTGACATCTGCCAAGAAAGCCCGAAGCAGCAGGTCTTGGAGTACATCGCTGTTGAAGCGTTGATGCCTCTGTTCCGCGCCAAGCTGCTCCCGGTTCAATACGGCAGTATCCCCGGACGCGGCCAAGTCCTCGGCAAACGGAAAATCGAACGCATTCTCCGCATCAAGCTGAAATGCAAAATCACCGTGGCGAAAGGCGATGTCAAGAAAGCATATCCGTCCGTCACCGTTGAGTGTTCCATGAATCTGCTCCACCGAGACATCCGCAAGAATAAGCCCTTGCTCTGGTTCGTTGGCGCATTGATGGATAATTACCCCGGTGGTCACTTGTGCATTGGCAGCTACCTCTCCACATGGCTGTTCAACTACGTCATGTCCTATGTCCTGCGGTACGCAATGAGCCTTGCTCAATGCCGCCGTGGAGTGCGAACTGCATACGTCAAAGCAATCGTCTGCTATGCGGACGATTTTTCTTTGTTCGGATTCTATTCGCAGCTCGTCAAGGTCATACGAAAATCGACCAAGTGGGCTAAGGACCACCTCGGCATCAACATCAAACCTGCGTGGCAGATTTACCGGCCAGACACGTTCGACAAGGAGAAAGAGGTACACCGTGAGAGAGCCGCTGGCAGCCACCGGCGCACCGAAGGCGTTGACATGATGGGTTTTGTCATTCGCAGAACCTACACCATCATCCGAGGCCGCATTTTCCTGCGCATCCGCAAGCAAGTCCTGCGAGCATGGAATGACATCAAGCGGCTCGGCTATCTGCCGTGGTGGAGAGCTTGCCGCATCACGGCCTACAAGGGCTGGGTGAAGTTCTCCGATAGTGTGAAGTTCGCCGCAGCATATCGCTTTTATCCGTTATTGAAGCTCGCTCGTCAGAGCGTTAGTACACATGGTCGAAAGGAGTATGTGAAAAATGAGCAAAGAATTCTACTCGTTGCAGCCTCTGGCTGTTGAGGTGCATCCTGTCAGCACTGGCACGGACATCATTCTGCGCCGTGACATCAAGGAATGCACCCTGACCAACACCGTCACCGATGACGACGGCAACTCCGTCGAGCAGGAGTCCACTGCGTTCTCCTGCGAGGAGATGCAGTACCGCTATCGCGGTGAAGTGACTGCCGATGAGGTGACCGCCAAGTTCGATTACTGGTGGGACATTGCCAGTGGCAAGACCCAGCAGGAGGCCGAAGACGACGATGCCAAGCGCAATGATGAGCCTACGCTGTCTGAGCGCGTCGAGGCACTGGAAGGTGCCTTTATGGAGTTTGTGGAGGTGGTTCTCAATGGCTAAGTTCTATGCTATGCAGATCAGGATGCACAAGATCACGATTGACGACGTGCCTGAGCGTTATCAGGCCGCCGTTAAAGCCCTTCTCAAAGCCGATGCGTAAGGGCGAGTATTACAGCCACGACCTGCTCGAAATGGCAGCCTACGGCATCCTCGGCCTCCAGCGCACCAAGGAGAACGAGGAGAAGGTGTTGAACCTCCATAATCACCTCATCTGGAAGTCGTATGAGCGCGGCAAGGATGATGTGACCGATGCCATCATGGACGAAGCAGAGCGTTTGGCCGAATCCGAAGAAAGCTCGCCGTTCGCTCTGCGGTGAGCCAGATACAGGAGGCTCAATGTGAGTATTGTCACATTCAAGAGCGGCGATAAGACCGCCCTGACCGAGAACTTCACACGCAGCGAGTTCGCTTGCCCTTGTGGGTGCAACTCGCAAATGATCGAGCAGGAGCTTGCCGATAAGATTCAGGGCATCCGGGACAAGCTCGGCAAGAAAATCCGTATCACCAGCGGCTACCGCTGTGTCAGCCACAACGCCAGCAAGAAAGTCGGCGGCAGCAAGCAGAGCCGTCATCTGTACGGCATCGCTGCCGACTGGAGAACGGAAGACCGCTCCGTCAACCCTGTCTGCCTTGGCATTCTGGCCCAGAAAGCCGGGTTTGGCGGCATCGGCATCTACTGGCACAGCAGGGGAGCATTCGTACACACCGACACGCGGGGCGGCAAGGCCACATGGCTCTGCACCACGCCCGGACAGTACCCCAGTACCAGCTACAACGCATTCATCCTCCCGACCATCAAACAGGCGTGCTCTGGAGCTGCAAATCGCAGCGCGACCATCATGCTCCAGAAGCTCCTGAAGGTCAACGCTGACGGCATCTTTGGCTCTGGTACGACCAAGGCTCTGATGCTCGCCCAGCAGAAGCACGGCCTCGTGCCCGATGGCATCTGCGGTCCTAAGAGCTGGACCGCACTGTCTGGCGCAAGCAAGTATCTGTGAGAGGGGGTGATACCGATGTGGGATTTCATCATCCAGTATTGGGCTGAGTGGGCGTTTGGGCTTCTCGGTACTGCTGTCATCGCGGTGGCCATCAAGTACAAAGCTCTGCTCCTTTACTCCTACGGATTATTTCTAATCAAAACCGATCGATTATTG